TCACCGCTGACACCACCATGAAGGTGTACAACCTCAACGCTGTTGCTAACACCACCATCACTGGTGACGGTGTGAACATCAGCGCTGATGACATCACCGCTGGCAAGGCTGCTTACCTGGTCTGCCGTGTCAACTACCTGCGTCCTGCTGCAGCTGCTAGCTGGAACGACATTCAGGGTCTGGTTGACTTTGCTTCCCAGCTGGGCGGCAACGACGAGTGATAATCTCACAACTGTGATTATGAGCGGGTCCTTGAGGCCCGCTTTTTTATTGCCTCAAAAGTTAATTTTGTTATGCTATAGCTGTGAACTAACGTCTTTATGCTGTACCAAAACAAAGTAACGGGTGGACTTGTTGAAGTCATCTCACAGCACGGTGAAGGCATCAAGATGTGTCTCGATGCCAATGAAGAAGTCCTGTACCTTAGTGAAGAGGATTTAGTGCCTCATCTGGAGGCTACAACGCAACAAATTAAGGATGAGGAGCGCCTGTCTGAGTCTCTTGCATCTGAAGGAGTGCGCCCTGCAAAGCCGACCAAAAAAGAGACCTTCCCTGTAGATACAAGGGTAAATTTAAATCTCGCTTCTGCCCGTCAGATTGCAGACACTTTACCTGGTGTAGGACTTAAAACTGCACGAGACATCAAAGATTTGCAGCTTTCTCTTCCTGGTGAACGCTTTTCTCGTCTTGAGCAACTCAAGAGTATTAAGCGTGTTGACTGGGACGAGATCTTTAAAGAGAATCTTGTTCGCGTAGAGTAATTATTGGCGCGTGTTAGTCTGTTATTGGTGCATAAAATTCTGCACAATAGCAGTGGTCTGGTAAATGCAGCTAGATAGTTTTATACAATCAAAGGTACGCTGGCACCTTGGTTACAACCTGACCTCGGTTCCAGCAGGTGACTTAGCGCGCTTGCAAGAGGCATTGGATAATGTCCAAGACTCTTTTTGGGTCAGCAAGATTGTCGAACAGGTCAATCGTTGCGACGAAGCAGAAAAGCGAACTGATATGACCGGCACCATGAACAATTCGACGGTGCCCCGAGGGCGAATCGAATCAATCGCAGGTGACGTTGATCGCACGATTGCTACTACAGATTTCAAGGAAACGCTTAAAACTTGGACTCAGATATACTTGTACGAAACAGATAGATTAGCTTTGCATTTATATGTACCGAATTATCGGAATCCTGAGCAAGCTAGATATCGTTTCAATAGGGAAGGCGCTGAATTTATTCAAGCCCTGCCTGGCCCTGCTGATGTTGCTGTCGGCTCCCGCATTCATTTCGAAACCAATTTCCGCTAATCCAATGGGACTTTCAATTAAAGAAACAGCTGGATACCTTAAAAGAGCAGGCTTCAAGGATGCGGAAATTCCAGTTATGGTTGCGATTGGAATGGGTGAATCCGGGCTGAATCCTAAAGCTCACAACCCAAGGTATCCAGACGATTCCTACGGTCTATTCCAGATCAATATGTTGGATGAACCGGGATATAAATTGGGTGCAGAACGACGCGCTCGTTATGGACTGAAGTCAAATGAGCAATTGAAAGATCCTTTCTTAAATGCAAAGGCGGCACTTGATATTCGAAACCGTCAAGGCCTCGGCGCGTGGTCTGTTTATTCGGAGGGCATTTATAAAAAGCATTTACCACAGGTTCAAAGAGAGCTGGCTGGTGGTATTCCTGAACTTCCTATCTCAATTGAAAAAGGCGTCCAATCAGATAAACCCAAACAAGGACCCCCTGGTCCAGATACGAAGTCAAGCTACGACCCAATGTTGGTTGCACAGGTACTTCAAAAACAAAAGCAAGAAGAAGACAAAGTTAAGTTACTGCAGAGTTTTATGGGCCGTGTAAATAAAGCTGCAGAACCACCCAAGTCAAGTTCGATTGATGTGTTAGGACTTCTTCAACAGGCTTACCAGCCTCGTGATCTAATGGAATGATGAGGTTCGCTTCTGTGCCTGGTTATAGTCAATCATTTCCTGTCACATACAGGAATATGTATAACGACTACTCAATGGTTAGTGCAGGATTGAGCGACCCTTTCCAACCAGGAAAGAAAGAAAAGCACACTCCTTGTGACTTTGTTGTTTCATACACAGGCGAGGACGACCCTCGATACCAATTAAACAACCCTGCTTATATGCGTGAGGTGACAAGATCTTATTCAGACAGCATCCCTCAAGTTGTTCTTAACAAAAAACCAATGCAAGCGATATGGTCAAACCAACAACAGAGCTAGGGTATATGTACGGCATTCGTAGAAATGCTGTACCCAGTGAGCGTCCCGGAGAAAGCAACGCGGGTAGGTTTTTCTATGGAAAGAGGCCTCGTATGGCCGGAGACAGAGTTAAGCTAGACTTATTAGAACCAGAAGCAATCCCTAGACCGTACACTAAAGGCGATCGTCTTGCACAAAGGTTTGAAGACTTTAGTGATACTTTGATTTAAAACCCATGGCTAAAAACAAGATGCCACCTGAGCTTCTTGCTCATTTTAAAAAGAAGAATGAAGGCAAAGAGGACGAAGCTAAGTCTGATAAAGATAAGCGCAAAGAAGCCCTTGACAAGGCTAAATCACGGATGAAGGAAAAGAAAAAGGGTTAATCCAATACCGCTATAATACAGTTAACGTAACCCGCTGAATAAACGTGTCGAGTAGTAGTTCTAATAAGCAGCCGATGATGATCGATCGGCCCGCAACGACATCGACTTTATTGACTGTTGCATCGGGTCAAGACTTCTCGACGAGTCTAGTACCGACTGCGGTCGGTAATGCTACCAAAGTATTTGATGTTGATTCTGCTGCGACAGATACATCGATTTCCGGTGCATATGTTGACGAGATTTTTCTTCAGTACACTAAGCGTGTAATTGAGAAAATTGATGCAAAGAGTGCTGTCACTGGCACTTACTCTGCAAACGGTACAGCGATTACGGTGACCATCACTGCTGGACACAATGTCCAAGTTGGTCAGAAAGTCTTCTTAGATATCACCACCCGAAGCTCTGGTACTGACCCGATTGACCAAGAAGCGACGGTCACGGCGGTCACACCAACGACATTTACTGCGACCATTGGGTCAATCAGTGGCACGATCACTGGTAATGTGAGTTGCTTCTTGCCAATTGATATTTGTTTCTATCTTGTGAACGTTGGTACAGTCAGCAACACAAACCAGTTCTTCCCTCTTTTTGTTGCCAGCATTCCTGCAACTTACGAGAATACGAATTACAGCTTGACTGTTAATGAAATTCTTCCCTTAATTAATCATCCTGTTGTTCAGGCTGGTGCAAACTTCACGGGAACTAACAGTAAGGTCTCTCCTAAACTCCGTGGCTTGATGTTGAAGCGTGGTCAAGCACTTTATGCAGCTGCAAGCGGCGCGTCTGCTCTTACAAATGGCTTCTATGTGGGCGTCCAGGGCGGATACTATTGATTTTTAGTCATGCCACTCAAAAGAATCGCTGGGCAAGCATTTAATATACTTCCTGACCGCATGAATCTTTTTATGCGGTATATGACTCATGTTGGCAATGAAGGCCTTGAATTAGATGAGTCCACTTTACGTGGTTTGCGGCAAGCTACAGAGCGTAAGCGTCTGACCGATGAAGGTGTGGAGTTCGCTAAAAAAACACCAGAAGAACAGCAGAAATATATTGAGCAGAACTTTCCTGAAGGATTTACTGAAGAAGATTTTGCAAGACGATTTGCTCAACATGGCCCGGGTGTTCCTATGTCAGGACCTGTGCATCCGTATGCAGGTAAAGATAAAGGTGTAACGCAAACATTAGGTCGTTTCACTGCGACAGTAAATCCGGACGGCTCTATAAGAATGCAGGATACTTATGACATGGAGAATGAAAATGAAGATCCTGATCTAGTAACTGGTAAATTCCAGCCAAGAAAAGCACTGCTTAAGCTGAAGGGGATCTATGACAATGAATCTAGAGCTCAATTGCTTAATCAAGTATTAAGGGAAACAGGTCAAGCTGATAAGCAAGTGATGCGCCCACCAATGGATCATCGTAGTTATGGCGAAAAAATTTCTACAGCAGGTACTTCATCGACTTCATCCCCACTGTCTGAGGTTGCGCGTGCTGCTATGTATCTAGCACCCTTCAAGCCAAAACCTTTCGATATAGACATCACAATACCGCCCACTTCAAGGTAAACACAATGCCATTCGAAGTAAGCGGGTTTGGAGACTCTTCGAACGGTGGGTTTGATTCCAAATTTACTAAAAAGTTTGATAAATTAACTGATTTTGGTTCTAAAAAACCAAAACCCTTTGTCCCACGTGCTTTTAATTTCGAACCTGCTGATTCAGAAAGTGATAGCGAGACAAAGTTCTATAACCGAGATGCTCTTTGGAACCGTTGGCGTCGTGGTTACGATCTTTACAGCATTACACAAACATATTTAGGATCTAATTCAAGAGAAAGAAACACCAGGGGTGACTTTAGGATGTACTGCTCCTTCCAGCAGTTCCCTGGTGTCTTTATTCCTGCACGGATTTTTACATTTCCTAGTAGCAGTACTGAGATTGATGAGCAAGTTGTCGCCATCAGGGACACAGACAGCTTTAATTGTTACGAGTTTGGTTTGCCTATTGAACAGGTTAGGTACCTGGGACCGATCGTAGATGGAACATATAGTCAATCGGGTACAACTTTAACAATAACTAAATCAGATCACGGTTTTTTAGTTAATGAAAGTGTTGCGTTAGTTGTAGAAACGGGATCAGCACTGAGCGAAACGTTGACAATCAGCGCTGTCACACAGAACACTATTACTTGCACTGCGTCTACGAGTCTTTCTACAAGCGGGTCACTGGATTTTAGGTTGTCAACGACCTTTGATGACCTGCGCTGGACACAGATGCGCGTGAAAGTCCGCTTTATTCCTCCTACAGGTAATTTTTTGAAAGACGAGAGGATGACTGACAGGGTCATTGAGCGTGATCCAGGTTTAAGTGCCACATATTCACAGTCAACGACCACAATTACTGTGACTTGTGCTCAAGACCACGGTCTTAATACGGGTAATAAAGTGTTTTTAGAGGTGTCTACAGGGTCAGCTGTAACGAGTCTGTATGATGTGACCGTTATCAACGCGACACGATTTACAGTCACATCTCTGACAAGTGCCACAACTTCTGGTAACGCCAAAGTATTCAGGCGTATAAGAGGTTTTGACTACAACGACTATGTTGGATACACCTGTACGGGTATTGACGCACAGAACGAAGAGATTTTATTTCAAAGAGCTGATAGTTACGCTACGAAAATTGTCAATGACCGGCCAACTACGATCACTCCTGCTCATAGAGGCTTTACAGTCGGACGTTTTCTTTCTACTGAGATTCGTTATCAGTGCAGCTGCTCTGATTTTCTGCGTCGTGAGAGATTCAATCTTTACAAAGAGGCGACAAGACGTCAATTCCCATCAACAACTATCACTAATGTGAAGCCTGGCCAGAGACAGGACCGTGATGGCAATGTTGTTAACACAAGAGACGATGTAGGTGTCTACAGCGACTTCGGTTATGTTGCTGTCAATAACTTTTACAATCTACCTACCTATGAGGACAGTACTGAATTCTCGTATCCAAATCTTCTCTACTATCAAGCACGCTGGTGCAAGCACATTTATGCTGCTATGTGGTCAGTAGTGCATGATGAGGGTAATAATCCGATCGATATAACAGCAAGTTATACACAGAATGGTCCAGTCATCACCGTATCCGCTGCAAATCATGGGTTGTCTGTGAACACACGTGTTCGGTTTGAAATAACCAGCGGTAATGTGCTTGATGGTGAGTACACGGTGTCATCTGTACCTGATGCAAACACCTTTACTGTTATTTATCCTTTTTCACAGACTGCAGTTCTCGGCTACTGCGTAGTCAGAAGCTTGAAAAAGCATGAATATGTAGGTGCTTGGCTACGAGAGCCTAGTGATCAGCCTCTGGGCATCGCATTAGAGCGTTTTTACGACAATTTAGAGAAAGAAAACAGCCGCGTGAGGGAATCAGCAGAGCGTTTATCGACATATGGCTATGGCTTGCCATGGAGTGGCGCAAAAGAGGTGATCGGAAACCGAAATCAGCCTGAAATTGTCGGTAATTTCAATGACAACATCGTTAGTATGCTGGTTACGGACAATATTAGGCGTGATCAAGATAACAAGGTCAATAGAGACGGTATTTCGAAAAACACGACTACTAATTTGCTTCTGATGATGCAAAAAGTCTTCAATATTGACGTCGATTTGGTGCAAGACACCAAGATGGGCATGTTAGACCAACCTTTGACGGAATATACAGCTGAATTTCAATTTGGAGAAGTCGAAGGAGGTCGTTACATTAGTGGTGAACTCGCGGACGAAGGCACTCAGAGTACACTGGACTGTAAAACATACAATCCAGTAGTCGAGCAAGTTATTTTTGTTGATTCTGGTCTCTACATCAATACATAGTCATGTCAATTCAGATTCTCAGCCGACGCTCGACAGTTTTGCATGATCGGCCGAATCCTTTGCGTATTGGTGCCGGTGAACTATGCGTCAACACCAATCCAAATGACCCCGGGCTCTATTTTGCCGATAGTACTGCTTCACCCTCTACAGGCCTGATTAAGGCTGGCCCCACTTTTGTCGGATCGACCGCGCCAAACACACCTGCCGCAGGTTTTGCGACAGCAAGCAAAGGTGAGTCTTGGCTCGACACTGCAAGCACGCATGTTCTAAAAATCCATGACGGCACAAATTTTCAGACTGTCAAAGCAGTGGTTTCAAACAGTGCAGGCAAACCAAGTAATCCTGTTGACGGACAGCTTCACTTTGATAAGACTGCGAATGATCTTTTTATGTATGACGCGACAGCTGCCAACTGGATCGCTATTTAATTACTTATCAAATGATCCAAAATTCTATCGAGTTTCGAGTGGACTGATTCCATCTCTCTTACAAAATCTTCTTTAAGTACGTAATTATCGGTTACGCGATCTTGTAGGTCGTCAAAGTCATCTTCAAGACGCTCAAAACGACGTTCCATTTTGTTGTTAAAAGAGGCCAACGCGCGTGACAAACCAGTGAATGCACCAATGCCACCCGTAATCACAGCCGTAATCATTTCAGGCGTCACTTGGCCCACGAATCTATATTCTTATTCTAAGGGATTTAACAAATTAGAATGATTGTACGACTTTAGAATTATATGGCGACCGGATACGAACCTAATGTAGAAGGTGCTTTGGTAGTCCTTGTAGACATCATGAATGCAAATGCATTCACGATGACACGTCAGCCATATGAACCGAACTACAGGGGCCTTGTTGATGCACTAATTGACCTTAAAGAAGGTTTCCCTGTATTTTCTCCTGAAAGGGTTGGCTTTGACGTCACTACTTTCGAAGCTGTAGGTGATGGTGACGCCCTTTATCTGAGAGCCAGCGATGGTAAGGCAGGTAAAGCTCTTGCAAATGGTACGTCAGATCAAGCTAGGGTTGTTGGTTTTGCTGATACTGCGGCATCTTCAGGCAGCACTGTGAAGTGTCTTGTCGCAGGTGTTCTTGATTACCCGTCTACCATTAACCCTGGTGACGTTTACTTTCTAAGTACAACAGCAGGTGCTATTGATACGACACCACCTTCTACATCAGGACAATATATTGTGCGGGTTGGAGAGGGTGCCACTACTACTGAATTAAGTATTCAGATTCAATCTCCCGTCTTGCTTGCATAATGAGCACAAACTACGAGCCGTACAAGCAAAATTCAGAAGGTTTAGTAGGTGCCTTAATTGACCTTAAGGATACTTTATCTGGAAGAACTGTCTACTCTGTTGCAGGCTTTGGCAGCGTTGCTTTTGAAGATGTTTCGCAAGGAGATGCGGTTTATGCGCGATCAAGTGACGGCAAAGTAGGTAAAGCGTCAAATAATGGCACTCTTGATCAGGCTACATGTGTCGGCTTTGTACAGACTTCAAAATCCGCTGGTGAAGATGTGCGTGTACTCATTACAGGCATCCTTGCTAAAAATGGTCTAACTTCTGGTGACGTCTATTTTTTGGGTGTCAATGGCGGCATAGTATCAACACCACCAACTTCTGCAGGTGACTATGTGGTCAAGCTTGGCGAGGCAATTAACACAACTAATCTGGCTATTCATATCGGTACACCCATCCTTTTGACTTAAATACGTGCGATAGGATGGTTGTATAGACAGTTTGATTACGACAAGTTTTTAAGCTGAAAGGGAATCACAAATGGCAACAAGAAAGTCACTTATTCTCAATGCCGGTCTTTTTCAGGAGCTAAACAGCTCCTCGGATAAACTTGACCTAGCAGGCAATAGTACGTCTGATTTATCAGAAGGAACAAATCAGTATTTTACAAATGCGCGTTCTCGTGGTGCGGTCAGTGTTACAGATTCTGGCGGTTTAGGATCACTCGCATATAACTCGACTTCCGGTGTAATTACTTACACAGGTCCAAGCAGTTCGGATGTCCGTGGTGAAATATCTGTAGCGTCCGGATCAGGATTAACGTACAACAGTGGAACCGGAGAAATCGGGACAAGTGCGATTCCCAATTCTCAGCTAGCAAATGCTAGTCTTACAATCGGCTCAACTGCAGTAGCTTTAGGTTCTACAGCCGCGACTATCGCAGGACTGACGAGCTTAACGTCAACCACTGTAGTGGCGAGCACCACCTTAAACGTTGGTGCTGATGGTGCAGCTAATAGCCTGAAGCTGACATCAAGCGGTATTACTTTTGAAGGTTCAGGTGTCGACGCGCACGAAACGATAGTTTCGGTCACCAATCCCACAGGTGATCGCACAATTAATTTTCCTGATTCAAGCGGCACAGTCGCTTTATTAGGTTCTTTAAGTGCTGCAAACAGCGGCACTGGATTTGGTTCTCTTGCATATAATTCTGGCACTGGAGCCTACACTTTTACTGTCGTCACAGCGGCAAACATCAGAGCACAGGTTTCAGTTACTGATTCCGGTGGGGATGGTTCATTAGCTTATAACAACTCGACAGGAGTCATTACTTACACCGGACCAAGTGCGTCTGAAACACGTGCTCACTTGAGTGTTGCATCAGGCTCAGGATTGACATATAACAGCAGTACTGGTGAGTTTGGAACTAATGCAATTCCAAACGCTAAACTAGCGAACAGCTCAATCACTATAGGATCGACAGGCATCGCGCTTGGAAGTAGTGCCACTACTATCGCCGGTTTAACTTCACTTACATGCCCTGCTATTGTTACCGACGACAATGGATTCAGGGTACGTGATAATAGTGATAACACTAAGCAACTTGCATTTGAAGTATCAGGCGTAAGTTCTGGCACGACTCGGACTCTTACTGTTCCAGATGTCAATGGAACAATTGCAGACGAAGGATTTGCTACAGCAATTGCAGTTGCATTAGGATAACGTTATGGCAACCCAAGTACAATTCCGCAGAGGAACATCTGCTCAGCACCAAACCTTTAAAGGTGCCCTTGGTGAGATTACTGTTGACACAACGAAGAGTTCATGTGTTGTTCACGATGCAGTGACCACGGGAGGTTTTCCTCTTTTACGTGAAGACGGGGCTAATTCTTCTCTAGCGCTTGGATCACTTACAAGCTGTGCGCTCAAATTTGCATCTGATGCGAATACAGGAATTATCAGCCCAGGCCCTGATCAGCTTAGTTTAGTAACCGGAGGAGTTGCTAGACTTACAATAGACTCAGCAGGCGCTGTAACCATTCCAGGCAACGTTTCTATCACAGGAGATCTAAACGTAACTGGAGCTCAGAACTCTAACATTGCATTAATTGTTGCTCTAGGCTGATATGGCAAACACTTTTAAAATCAACACCAAGTCTAGTCTTGTTACAGACGCTGTTTCGAGTGCTAACACTAACGTCTTGACAGCAGGTGGTAGTGCCACTCTTGTTATCTTGAGTGTTCTTGTTTCGAACAAGGGAACATCTGCAGCTGATGTTGATGTTTACCTGGTGACGAACTCTGGAGACGATGTTTATATTATTCGCAACGCCCCAGTTCCATCAGGATCGTCTCTTGAGTTGATCTCAGGATCTAAGATTATTATGGAGTCCAGTGATATCTTGCGAGCACGCGCAGATACAGCGACAACATTAGATATTTCAGTTAGCTACCTTGAGCAGACTTGATAAAGCATGGCACTTACGTCAATTTCAACCATCTCTAATTACCACGAATTAGAGGCGAAGATAGCTGACCTTGAGGCAAAAGTTGAAAAGCTGCTGACTCCTGAGAAGGTTCTTGAAAAAGCTGACGAAAGTTGGGATATTGTGCGTGAGAAGCGTGACTATTTACTCGTTAGCACTGACTGGACCATGACACCAGGAGCTTCTGTCGATCAAGCTCAATGGGCGGCATATAGACAGGCTTTGAGAGACCTTCCGCAGACATATAGCTCCGCTAGATTAGAAGATATTACATGGCCCGTCCAGCCTAGTTCTACACCTGCTTGATAAAAAATGTCTTATATCGGTAATGATCTTCAAGTAGCTGCTAGCCGCTATCGAATTATTGATGATATTAGCTCTGGATTTAACGGTAGTGCGACTAGTTTCGCGCTTCAAATCGGTGGTCAAACTCCGACACCTTTTCCAGTAAATGCGCAGCAATGCCTAATTTCAGTTAACGGTGTAATTCAGGAGCCTGATCCCTCCGGCTCTGCAGGTTTTAACCTCGTTGGTAGTAATATTGTATTTAGTTCTGCTCCTGCTAACGGGCATGCTTTTTTCGGTGTTGTTCTAGCCGGCGCTGATTATGTTACGGCAGGTGATAAATTCCCGGACGGTAGCAATACTGCCCCGTCAATTACTTTCTCAAGTGACACTGATACTGGTTTGTATCGTGCTTCATCGGGTGAAGTGGGTTTAGCTAAAAACGGTGTTGCACGCTCCTTACAAACCCTTGAAGATGCACAGACGATCACCGGAGTTAAAACTTATAATGCTGCTGCAATTGCTGAAGTCACAACTCTGAGTAATGCATCCAGCACTGTAGCCGTCGATCTTTCTTTATCTAATAATTTTACGCTCACCTTAAATGGTACTGTCAACACTATTGGAGCACCGACAAACGCTGTGGCTGGCCAGAGCGGCTCGATCTTTTTAGTACAAGATGGTACGGGATCACGTACGACCGGTTGGCATAATAATTGGAAATTTGCGGGTGGAACTGTACCTACGTTGACGACAACAGCAAATGCAGTCGACCGAGTAGATTACATCTGTAAAAGCAGTACTGAAATTCATGCCGTTGCTACACTGAATTATACGCGATAGGTAGATGTCACATTTTCACAATACTGCTCTTATTGGCGCTTCGGGAAGTGGTGCTGGTGGGGCTGCGTACCAGATTGATCGCAGCTTGCGGTTTAACAGTGCTGACTCTAGTCATCTCAGCTTTCAATCAGCTTCCTCTGACCAAAAAACGTGGACGTGGTCTGCATGGGTAAAAAGAAGCAAGCTGGGATCTCAACAAGCGTTATTTAGCGCTGGTACGTCCGACACTGCAGATTTCTTTATTTCATTCCAATCTGGAGATACATTTAGGCTTAACCAGCAAGTAAGTGGTTCAACAAACCTGCGCTGGGAAACCTCAGCTGTTTTTAGGGACACCTCTTCTTGGTATCACTTTGTCGTTGTCTTAGACACAACCCAAGCGACATCAACAGATAGGGTAAAAATTTACGTTAATGGTAGTTTAATTTCAAGCTATGGGACACAGACAACCCCAAGCCAAAACGCAACTTCTGTAGTTGTGAACTCAGCAGTTCAGCATGGTATTGGCAGAAGGTTGTCCGATACTTCAGTTGATTTTGATGGCTACCTAGCCGACGTACATTTCATTGACGGTCAAGCACTTGCTCCGACTGACTTCGGTAAATACGACGACAACAATGTCTGGCAGCCGAAGGAGTTTGCTGGAACGTATGGCACCAATGGTTGGAGGCTTGACTTTAGCGACAACAGCAGCGACCAAGCCCTTGGTTACGACGCTACAGCCACAACACCGACGTTAAATCCTCGTGGTGGCATGGATGTTGTTAACTTCACGGGTAATGGAACGGCGCAGACGATTAGTGGTCTTGCGTTCCAACCAGATCTTATTTGGATTAAAAGTAGGAACG